CGGATCATGGAAAGACGCAAATCTACAGACTACCGGTAGATTGGCGTTCGGGCGTGATCTGGCCTGGCCGCGAGTGTTTCGCGTCCAGACGACTGATACGGTCGCTTCTGGATCGAAGCAACAAATCCCTACTCCGCCTGCTAGATGAAATCTGGCAGGTGGTCCGGACCGTACTTGAGGTCTCGGTTCCCTCCCTTGCGCGCGGCTTGCGGTTATGCAAGAAGCGCGACAGGGCGGGAGCCTTTGGCCTATCCTGCCTGATCGTAAGGTGGCTTCGCACCGCCTTATGCTCAGGCACGCATGTTCTTTGCGATAATCTCAAAGAACTTGCGCGTACCGCGCGCGCCGGAGTCCTCGACCACTCCGAACGGAAGAAGCTCCCGTTCTCTGGTGTGATCAAGGACTCGCTGCAGTCGGAGCTCCCTCTGGCGCTCCTTGCGAGACTGGGCCGTGCGTTGCCGTGTGGTCGATTGGTTACAAAAGCCAGGATCGAACACAAGACGGCACTCACGGCCCCGTCAGGACCTCCTGACCCTGTCCTGGCTGGCCCCATGGCGACGTTGAAGACGGCGTTCATACGTATGAAAGACGTTGAACCCGGTCGGTCGGCTCCCCGACCTCTCTTCAATGCCTCATGGGATCGTTCCAGAAAACAGGGTGGTCAAGCCTCGGTTATGCGAGAGATCGCGGCACCGAGTGACCTGACGGGGTGGTTTTCCTCCTCGGCCGGGCAGATGTTCGTCGCTGCGTCAGCATGGAATCGGTTGGCTACCGATCCCATGGACTTTCGCACCGAAGATCTCCCAAAGGCCAGGCAGGAAGCCGTCCCCGAACGGGGCTGGAAGGTTAGAGTCGTTACGGCCATGGACACGGCGGAGGTTGTGCGTGGGCACGCCATCCGCTCTTGCGCGTGGCCGTTCGTCGAGAACCTTCCAGGAGTGGTCCTAGAGGATGCAACTGAGGAGGCTGCAGCTTTGGCGATGCGCGTTCCACGAGAAGGTGAGGTCTTCGTGTCCGTCGATCTGACGGCCGCGACCGATCACCCTCCGTTCTGGGCTGCATATTGGGCTTGGGACACCTTTCTCTCGGTTCGAGGTGACGACTTTGGAGACGTCACCGCCGATGAGATCGCGGCCCACCTTGGCCCGCACTCCATCCAATCCCCTCTTGGTGAGTTCGTCACCGAGAGGGGTTGGCTCATGGGACACCCGCTGACCTGGATCACACTTGTGTGGGTCCATTGGGCGGTCGTCGCCAGCATCTACCCCCGAGGAGATTTCCTCATTAAGGGGGATGACGCTGTCCTCGTCGGCCCATTAAAGGCCTTCGAGCGTTACTGTGAGGTTATGGAGCGCATTGGTTTCAAGGTGAACCGACGCAAGACTTTTCTGTCTACCAGAGGCTTTCTCTTCTGCGAGCGTTTATACCTCGCGGACGGACGATCCGTCCGAAAGCTGGCTGGTGACGTGAGTCTTGCGGGCGTCACGATTCCCAATCTGGAGACCATGGCAACGTTGGCTGAGAAGATGGATGAGCTCAAGCCCAAGGCTTATAAGGTGGCGTGTCGGGCGACGTGGACATACACTCGTCGCCTACGCGTCGCCCTTGAGCGAGCTCGAATTCCTCTTACTCTACCCCGCGTCCTCGGCGGTGCCGGTTTCCCGCACCGCCGCCGGCTCTTCGGTTCGTTGCGATCTCATCGTCGGCTAGCGTCCTGGATGTTGACAGGACACCCGCCACCTCCGATATGGTCTTGGATGTCGGAGATGTACGAAGAGGTCGACTCCGAACTGAAGTCTTCTACGCGTCGGCTCCACCGTACGGGGGAGCTCGGTATACGCGTGCCGGGGGATGGCGTCTCGCT